GTCCGTAGTATCTATACTCATGGATGGAAAAGCAAAGTCCCCAAGCTGCGCCCCTGTTACGGTCACTTCTTGAACCTCTTCATCCCCATCTGAGACACTACCCCAATCTTCTGTTACAGAGGCAATCGCAAATTTAGTCACGGACTGCCCATAATAAGTGCTCGATAAAGCCATTATAAATCTCCTTTAGAATAGGGGGAAGATTATTCCCCCATTAAATTAAATTACGTCGTTTAGGCAACAACCGCGATTTTCATGCCAGCGTCATTACGAAGCTCGCCAGTACCATAAATGGTGTCAGCGGTAAACAAGTCTCCTAAGAATTCTTGTTTGTACTGCGTCTGTGTACGCACACCCATCTGCTCAATGTGAACCATTGCAGATTTGTGGGCCAAGAGACACAAACGGGCATCCTGAGAGCCTTCCGTATCTTTCGGGCTGTTAGTGGAAACATAAATCGGAATACCGTAAATATCTCCCATCAAGCCGTTACGAATCGTATTAGAGTTACCAGCTTCACCTACAAAAGCCTGCTCTGTAAACCTGGAAAGACCCGTCAAGTTCTTCTTCTCGACTGGCGGAATAACCAGATAACGATCTGACAAGGGGACATCAACATCGTCAAGCGTTTGAATAGCTTGCCGAATACCAACATCTGCCAAAGCAGCAGCATTATCTGAGCCAGCATTAAAGGTTGTCGATCCGTCAGAACCGATAACAGTACCCGCCGTGCCGAAATCTATAGTCGTGCCAGAGCTTACTGCATTAACAGTTCCACCCTGTAGACCATAAGCTCGCAGCCAAAGATCAGAATCGACCTGCGAAGAAAGAGCAAAGCCAGCATCGTCAGTGTAGAACTGACGCATACTTTGTAGGGCTTGCTTATCAAGCAAATCTTCAATCAAACGTGAGTACTCATAATGCTTATCAATCGAGATTGAAATTTCTGAGTCTGTCGCAGCAATCAAAGTTACCTGTTGCCGCGTAGTCTTAGCACTTGCAGAACCACGGGTCGGTGTCGGGATATGTACAGTATCTCCCTTCTTACCATTGTGATTCATTTTTGTAACCAAGTTAGCTAAAACCAAATTACTTTTATATGCAGCAACGACTTCATTCGACCATAATTCAGGAATAAACTTATCCTGTGTAGTCGTATTCATCGCAGCCGCGGCTGAAAAATTAGCCATTTTACATCTCCTTTAAAAGTTAAAACTTATAGAGTTATCTAACTCTATCTTCTTTGTATGCCTTATAAATTTCTGGAGCAAGGTCAGCATATCTTTGAGGATCTTGTATCTGTAAACGGATAAGTTCTGATCTTTTATAAATCGGTAAACCCGAAGAACCAACATCCGCTGAAGACCCTCCTGATACAGTTGTAGCGGCTTGAAGTTCTCGCTCTCTTTCTTTCTGTACCTCTTCTGTTTGCTTTTCATGGGCAGTCTGAGTTAGCTCTTTGTATTGTGAAAACAATTCATCAGCATACTCAAAGTCTCCATTGCTTGCTCTTAGCCACATATCTTGTCGGGGAGTACTAGCCATTACCCACTGTTGGAATTGTGTATTATTCACAATTTCTCCTACATCTGGATGCTTAGTTTGCAAACGCTGTAGTGTACTTTCAGTCTGCGTTTGATTTATAGCACCCTTGATTGGTTGTAATGCCTCCTCAACTACCCGACGTACAGCCTGTAAAGGATTTTCATGGAAGTCTTCTTCCGTTAAGGCAGCCTCTTCATTCCGTACTTGTTGAGATTGAGCCTCTTGTAGATTTTTCTGGATAAGTGTATCGGCTAGTTTTCTTAGCTCTCCTAACTCATTGCCCTGTTTACCATACTGTTGTTCTAAGTTTTGATAAGAATTTAAAATCTCATCTACAGATTTCCCTTTAAACTTGAGAGGAAACTCTGATTCTTCTCCACCAATAGGTTTATTTTCAACGCCTTGAGTTTCGGCTTGTCGAGCCTCTGCACTAGTTTTCTCTTCACTTTCCAATCGACTTGTCAGATCCGAATAGTCAACATCTTTCAAATCCTCTGAGTCCACATCTACTATTTTATTAGCCATACATTCTTCCTCGTTTTAACCCTTTAAAGGGGAACTAACATGGTATACCCAATCTTTTCAGATTAGATCTATTTGCTTTCCTGTGTCTCTTTGCCCATTTATCAGCGGCAGTAGGAAAGCCTTGGTCTATTCCAGGTAATGAGAAAAACCCGCCCGAAATAATTCTTGTAGAAAGGCCACCGCAAAAAGTGCATTCAATTTCTTTTTCCGAAGACCACTTCTCTTCAATATAATCACAAAGAGAACATTTATAGTCATTCAACATTATCATCTTCCTTGGTTTGTTCTAGTTCTCTTTCAAAAACTGACTCCAATTCTATAATCAAATGAAGCATTCCTAATGCTCCTCTTTGCTGCCAAAAACCTTTTTCATCTGCTATTGCCATCACATTATTCTGTTGATCGTACATTTCTACCAAGCGTTCACGGATTAATCCCCAACCCTCTGTAGCCAATGTCTCAAACATTTTATCATAAGTTTGTCTTTCCTCTTCCTTCATATTAGCTACCTCTCATTGTTGCTAACATAATCAGTGCAGAAATCTCCTCGTCATCTCTTATTATTTGTATTAACTGTTGTTGTTTTCTTAACCTTTGTATTGTTTTTGGGTCTACTTCTGCACCCACACCACCCGCAGGGACTACTTTTCCGTATGGCCCAGAACCCCAACCTCTTCTTCCAAACCCTCTTCTACCTACGACCGTTGGCATTTACGCCTCCACCAGGAAATCTTCCTCCGTTAATTCTCCCTTGCAAGAAGCTTATTTTGCCTTTTAAATCTGAAACTTCTTGTTCCAAATCTCCTAATTTTCCCACTGTAATCTCATGTCTTTTTGCACTTCTTTCGTCGCTTTTATTATGCCTGTCTATTAACTTCACAGTAATCTCATATAATTCTTTTATCCTGCTTCCTATAAGTTTTTGAAGAAAGGTTACCAAAGTAGCTACAAGACCTAAACATAAAGCAATTGCGCCGCCCTCTAGAACATTGATATCCATTTAATATGCCCGTAGTGCATCTATCAATCTCAAGCATCCGCCTCTTCTATTGAAATTGTTCCCACATCAGATAATCTTTTAATAATAGCATATTCAGTATTTGCTTCATCAAGAGGAACTACATATGCCACATCGTCAACTGTCATCTCAATCAGACAAACTTCGCCTGTGTGCAAATGATTGATGTATTTAAAAGTTCCTGTTTCGATTTTCTTTTCATTCATTATGAAAGCTCCGCATCTGCTGTGTGGCCTACATTAAACCAAACATAACCACTGGTTCGATAAGCATCTACTTTTTGGCTGGATACGTTTTGTGCTATGCTGTCTGTATTAATTCCGGTAACGGTAGGATCTGCCCTCATTGTGACCGGGAAAAACCAATTTGCGTACTGCGCCCCGCCGCCTTCGCCGAAACCGCCGTATAGGATATCTTCACCGAAGTTGAAATATCTTTGACATCTAGCTAAATTTTCTCCAAAACCTTCGTATTCAAAAGCTGTTGCCGTACTGCCTAATTCCAATTGAACACCCGTCAAATGAAAATTATTGGAATCGCTGTCAAACGCATCAACCTGCCCTACAAATCTATTAACTGCCGAATCTGCTGCCCACGATGTGGCGAGTGTTCCTGATGTATAATTAGTCCCCACTACTAAACACCATTGAACTTGGAGAGCGGTAGCTGCTGAATTTGCCAAAGCTCCAGTTGTGTCGCCGGGGAATGTGAG